ACCATGTGGTGGGTCCCGTCGGGTTAATAGCCCGATTCTATAGTAGATCCCTAAGTTAAGAGTGTTGGTCTCATGGTCGGACGAGTTCGGGAGAGAACGCGACAGACTACTAGTTCAGGTACAGCCGTCAGGTCGTACCTAAACCAAGTCTTCTATAGCGGATTCTCCCCTACAGACTCAGATCATGAGTATTGTAGCGACAACACAACGCCAAGACCTCACAAGTACCCGACCTCTTGGTCGAAGTACAGAAAGAAGTCCGTTGGTGGGGTTCTCACTGGTACATGCCCGTACTCCTATACTACTGGGGGTACGGTAACATTTAACAGCTGTAGAACCATCAATCGCACGAACTATGCCTATTGCCCAGATATTACTCCGATTAACTTCGGATACTGGGTAACATTGGCACTTGGTAATCTAAACCCACGACGGCCGCATACTGATCTTCCTTTGTTCTTATTTGAACTTCGGGAGTTTCCAGGAATGCTCCGTGATTTAGGTAGAGTTCTTCAGGGTCGAATTAGCCCTGGAGACGTACCCGGTGGGCACTTAGCTTACGAGTTCGGATGGCGTCCTCTATTTTCGGACCTGAATAGCCTCCTAGGTTTAAGGAGAGCTATAAAGGCTCGTGCGCGGTATTTATCCGCATTAGAGGGTGGTAAGTCGATATTCAGACGGCGATTGACTTCAAACCGTCTGATACAAGACACTGTGTCGCCAACACCTTACACGGCGTACAACGTGGGTCCTTCTACGAACCCATGGGCACTTCGTGCTAAGGTAAAGACGACAGAGTACTTGGACGTGTGGTTCACCGCTAGAGCTAAGCTCCGCGATCCCATTCCGTCCTTCGTAGACCTGCCAAACCGTGCTCTTAGGCACGCTTACGGCTTAACCCCTCGCCCTGACCTAGTATGGAATGCCATACCATGGTCGTGGCTCACCGATTGGTATACGAACTTTGGTGACATGCTTGAAGCGACAGATGCTCTCCAGCATCTTCGTGTTCAAGATATGTGCATCATGGCTCATTCTACCGTGGAGAGTCGATTAATCGACGTCGAGGTTAAGAGCGGACTCTCTTATACAGAGAGTGTACTCTATACTGAGTACAAGCAAAGGTCTGTCTCTACAAGTCCAACATCCCATCTTGTGGCTACTCCCTTCCTTAATGGAAGGCAGCAGTCCATTCTGGGGTCACTCGTAACTTCCCGCGCTTTACGCGCGGCACGCCTCTAGTTAGGTGTGTTCTCCCTGTCGTGAGACAGTGAATCCCTTAGAAGGAAAGAGACTGCGATGGCTTTGGGCGATCCCATTAGCTTGACATACGATGGTGCTGCGCAAGCAGTCAATCGTATTAACCAAGACAACTACGGCGCCGTCTATTACGGCGAGGGTGTGGATAAGAAGTTCACGCTAAGCGTGAAACATACTATCCCCCCTCGCGGTGAGGCCGGCGAGTCCCATCTTGTACGACTTGATGTCGAACACTATGCGTCTGGGGAGTTCGTTCGAACTTCCTCAGCGTGGATCGTCATCCGAACGGATGACGGTATCCAGGACCAGGAGAGCTCGGAGGACGCTGCTGAATGCATCGTTGCTCTGTGCTCCGCAGCCAACTTGACTAAAATTATCGGCCGCCAATCTTAGATTGGCGACTCGATGAGATTAGCAAGCTGGCTCATCGTGCTAGGTGTTAACGTGATTCTCTGGATAGGTCTTATCTGGCTCTTCTTTGAGCTTAGTAAGATTCTCCAGGTTCTCTGTAGCATCTAGCTTCCCCGAAGTTGGTTGGGTTCGCTCATCGGTCATTAGTCCCTTAATTGGAGGTACTAATGAAAAGGACCGATGACCATGTAGATCTCGATCTCTACGCCGCGGTGTTCAAAGACATCGTAGCGTGGGATTCGAATCTGCGTCAGGACTTAAACGCTGATTTTCAGCGTTTACGTCGAATCGTTGACACACGTGGCAAATCATTCATTATGATTGACATGCCCGAGGCTTCCAAAATTTTGGATCAAGCCTTGTCTTCGTGTGTGATCAACTCTAGTCACTTGCCAGAAACTTTTGGGAAGCGATTAGATAAAGGAACGAGGGAATTCCTCTCTTGTCTCTTTGAGTTGATCTTCGACGGTTCGGGTTACCTCCGTTATGACGTGGACCCAACTTCAATTTTCTTCTTACGCTGTGTGTTAAACATGGCAAAGAAGGTTAGAGAGGACTGCAGTGATGCAGCAATCTCCGACGAAGTTGATGTCTTCCGAAAGGTTGACGAAGGCTCTAGAAGTCCTCAATTGGGTTGGGAGTTTGATACTCTTGATCCTTTCGAGGCTCGAAAGCTCTCGTTCACCGACGGGTACGTCAGTGAGCCAGGTATCTGTCTCGAACGAGACAGATGCCCAATAGCGCTATTACGCGCACTTGATCAGGTTACTGGCATCATCTTTTCGAAGATGCCAGAACTTGACTGGCGTGAGGTAACTCCTCGACACGGCACTGGAGCAGTTGCAGATCAGCAAACTGGTACAGATAAGTACGAGTTTAGATACTGGCCCAATAAGCTCAACGGGTTCTTCCCGTATGAGTTCTTCGGACAGCATCGTGAGGATCTGCACTTAGAGACTGATATTACGTATACCAATCATGAGTTGCCGGCAAAGCTTTTAGCTGTGCCGAAAACCTTGAAAGGTCCGCGTCTTATCACCTCTGAGCCTACAGCGCACCAGTACTTGCAACAAGCACTGTTGCGATGGATAAGGGAACACATTCCTTTTCCATTGAACCTCTGTATCGACTTCCGTAGCCAAGATTACTCACGTAATCTTTGCTTGGAGTCTTCAGTGACTGGTAGACTAGCCACAGTCGATTTATCGGCTGCGTCTGATCGCCTATCACTTTGGGCTGTCGAGCGAACATTTAGGGTGAATTCATCCTTTCTGCTCGCTCTGCATGCTTGCCGAACTAGGTGGGTAGTTAACCACACTGGTGTTGGTGAGCGCTTCTTCATGAAGATGAAGAAGTTTGCAGGACAGGGTTCAGCTGTGACCTTCCCCGTGCAGTCTATGGTATACGCTTGTATGGCCATAGCCTGCATACTCTTTGAGAATCGAAGGGAGGTAACTCCTAAATCGATTCACAATGCGGTGAAGCAGCTCCGTGTCTTTGGTGACGACATTATTATGCCGTCACACGCAGTATTCTCCTTGACTGTTCTTATGGCCCATTGTGGGTTAAAGGTCAATACGTCTAAGACGCATTGGCAAGGCTATTTCCGCGAAAGTTGCGGAATGGACGCTTTTAAGGGAGTTGATGTAACTCCTTTATACGTCCGGGCCTTACAGCTTGGAGATTCGCCCCAGGAAATCGCATCTTGGATAGACGTTTCTAATAACGCCTATCTAAAGGGACTTTGGTTCCTTGCGGATGCGATGGTACAAAAAGTACCTGCCAAGTTACGGCAACTACTGCCGGTTTCTCAGCAGGAACTTGGGGTTCTCACGCTACGATCATTTCAGCGAATCTCTTCCACTGGCAAGACACGGTTTAACCGTGATCTTCACAGAGAGGAGATACGAGGGTTACAGCTTGTAACCGTCGCTGAACGCCGTAGGCGTGAGACTGACCAGAACCTCCTACAATATTTTGTGGAGGACCCAGATCCAATGATAAATTGGAAAGCTGGATTTCTGGTTGGAACTCGTCTAAAACTAGTTAGACGATGGGCACCAACAAAACCGTTGGTATAGGGGTCCCTGTACCTAGGCTGGTAAGTTTCCAGCTTAGGGTTTAGGGTTCAACCTATGGGGTTAGCG